CCCCATGAAGTGCTAGTCCTTGGGAGAGGCTAACATTAATCGTACTATACCTAGATCAAGAACATAATACTTGACATCGTCTTCATCTACATATTCAAAACCAATCATAAAACCGAATATAAAGTGTAGTTCTAAAATCATATCGTACATCCTCCAGCTGTGCAGCTTAGCATCTGCGCTCCTTCGACATTATCGTCATACTCCTGGAAGTTATCCCAATCAATACCGCTAGGTTGCTGATCAAGTAGCTTCTTGTAGTCCTCTTCAGTACACTCTTCATACGGTGCTTGTCGATATGTTCCTCCGTCCATTGGAAGGAAAGACACACCAGTAACCTCATCGAAGTGCTTGTACACCCATGCCCCTACTTCCATCCACTCCTTCTCTAAGACAGAGATAGTGACTGATGGCTTGTGCTCACAGTAGTGACGCTGGTAAATCAACCACAATCGCAAGTGCTCAACAGCAGTCAAGTCCTCACGAAGTAAAGCACCTTCAGCTACTGCAACAGGGAAACTAAATACTGTTGTAGACTCAGGCTTCATCACACAAGGCTCACCAATAAACCCTGACTTCAGCATGAACTGTGTCAGTGGGTCTTTGTTATCAGCTCGTACACGACGAATGTAATACTGACTATGCTGAGGATGAATGCCAGAGGCGGTAGAACAGAGTTGTGATACAGTTCCTTCGGGCTTAATAGCCGTAACCGCAACACTCTGATTGATTCCAATAGCAGCAGCAAATTCAGCGTTAGTAGCAACAGCAGCATCTCGTAGTTTCTCCAATAGTTCTGGTAATGCCTTATCATCAGGGTCATTCAATAAATGATTGTCTAAGATCCCTGTCATCGACACACCTAAGAGTGCTTCTTCTTCAGTGTTCTTCTGCCATATCTTACGAAGGTAAGGGAAGTTAGTTAACGATGCTTGGAATGTACCCAAGATAGTAGCTAAACGAACCTTGTTCAAGATATCTGCTTCAGTGTCTGTACTGCGGATGATACACGAAGACAAGTTACAGAACTGATACGGACGCAGGATAATCTCTGAGCATGGATTAGTACCAAACTCATAGCTTGCATCACGACGACCATTCTTAGCAGCTTGCTTCTGACTAGCTTCACGATTAAAGATACCACGCTCACCAGAGTGTGACTCATAAATGCTAGTCCACTCACGCATGAACTGACCAATTGCTGGGGTCTCTTCATATGTAGCTGAGTTGTTAGCTAGTGCTCGTTGACCTTGTCCATCCCACCAGTTACCTGCTTTAGCGTGTGCCATCTTATCGTCTGTCAAATCAGACAAACTAATCATAGCGGAACGACGCACTCCTCCCACCACAACAACTTCCCCGATTTTGCATAGAATGTCATGGCACTCCAGCGAACTGAGTTTTCGTCCAGTTGCTGTCTTGAACTTACTAATAACAAACTTAAAGAGGTCTTCCAGTGGCTGTGCTCCAGAGGCTCTGCCTCCAAAAGTCTTAAGCCTAGCCCCCGCAGGTCGGACTTTCGACACGTCGTACTTTGGAATCTCGCCAGAGTATAGAAGAGCGATGAGTTGTCGAAGTGATTTCGCCCACCCTTCTTTACTATCCGACACCATAATAGAAGTCTGACTAGGAAACAACTCGTCTGGAACTTCAGGTAATTGAGTAACATACTTCTGCTCCACAGAGAATCCAACACCAGTACCACACAATAGGATATACATTGCCTCATCGAATGCTTTAGCATCATCGATAGGTAAGTACGAACAGTTAAATGCAGCCACATTCTGACGATCTAATGCAGTACCAGCAGTCATCACTGCTCTCATAGAAGGTACTACATCCAGGCTTGTTACTGCTTCTTGTAGCTCACTGCGTAGCTCAGGAGTCAGCTTGTAGTTCTGCTTAGTAGCTAAGTGCTTCTCCATGAAATCGAAGTAACGTGCTACAGTTTCACCCCAGTGCTCACGACGATTCTTATCATCGAGAAACCGTGAGTAACGGCTCTTCGCAATAAAGGTATTGTAAGGTGTCATTTGATATTTGTTGGTCATTCAGTCTCTTCCCAGTCTACCTCTTTGCAGAGGCTCTCATAATTGTTTTCAATGTTATCGCTAAAAGTATCGACAAGCTCTTCTGAAGATATGTTTAATAACTCCAGAAGAGATACCTCATCTAAACGCTTTAGTCGCTCTTTTAACTCAGGCACTGTCAGCGTTAACACAGTTTACTTCTTCTTCTTAGGAGTGGCTTTAGCTGGCTTAGCAACCTTAGCAGCTGCAGTTTCTTCCTTAGCTCTCTCACGAAACTTGGCGATAGCAAACTGGGCTTTAGACACTGCAGCAGCTATTTCATTCAAGAAGGCATCTGCATTCTTATCATAGTCTGTTACCCAGAAATATACTTGATCTCGTGATCCACCATTAATTGTTACGTTAACTTCCCAGTTATCGTGATCCCAATAGTTTCCCTGTAAATTAACAAACTGATTGTCTTCAGGGAAAAATTTACTAAATGATACTTTTTCTTTTGCTTTACGCATGTTTAGCTCCTGTATTAATTGTTTAAGACTTCCTCTAATTGGTGACATTTCCATTATATATTATACTCCTATTTGGTATAGTTGTCAATCATTCGTTGAAGATACCACTGTGCTTTCTTGATGTCCTCAATACCGTTCTTGTGCTTCCATCTCCACAGATACTTGATAGCGTTACCAGTACACATTGCTTCCATGCCTTGCAAGTCTTTCACCACTTGTGCTATGGCATCGATGCACTCGATAGATCCCTGGGTATAATGACTAGGTGAGTTCACCATATCTTCCTTGTCATCTGCAAAGTCCATCTGTACTAAACCCCTAAAGTAATTTTCAAGGGTAACCTCTGGTTGTTGTCGTTCACCGTATGGCTCTGGCATTGCTATCATAGATACCTCTTCTTAAGAAAGTCAAGAGACACAAACATCTCATCGAAACAACCATCTTTTACTTCATGCAACACTACGATACCTCGCCAGTAGTGGTTACCTTGAGCACCCATGTAATCCTCATCATGCTCGTAGCAGCTACCAGCTATAATAGCCGTAAGCGTCTTGCCATCTGCTCTAATAGCGTAAGCAACTTGTCTACCTTGCTGGTGACCCACAACACACGACTGGTGTTTCTTGGAGATGATGGCTGCAGCTGATCCAACAGGACGGTTAAGAGCACCAGCAGTGACATAATGGGCATAAAGAACACCATCAATAATAACAGGCTGCTCAAACGGTAGAACATCCCAACCAGCTTTCTCATATCCCAAATCCTCTAAAGAGATAGTCCCATCCAGCATTGAATCGTTCTCTATGGCACGATTGATACGATGCTCGTGGTTACCTATAGTCAACACCATGCGTGGCTTGTAGACCTTCTCCTTGTTCCTACGCTGCCTATCCTGCAATTGACGTAGTGGCTTTAAGAGGATGTCCATTGCACTATGAACTGCTTCAACATCATGCTTATATCGTCTACCTTCAAAGGACTTCTTACCTTTGTCGTAGCTAGATAAGCTTGGCATGTCCGCAAAGTCTCCAATATTAACAATAACATCAGGACGCTTCTTAACAATGTAGTTGCCGATTGCTTTCAAGAAGTTGAAGTCCTGCCCTGGCTTTACCTGTACATCTGGTATCACTAAGTGTGTTGGCATTATTCATCCTCTGGATCTAGCGGATTCTGATAATTGCTATCTGCCTTACCAATAGGATAACCATATACAATTGACAACAGCCTATCAAAGTGTTCCTGCAGGGTATCATAACGAGCACCGTCAGGTAGACCAATATCAATCGACGCAGCTGACTGATCAGGCTGTCCTTCGTATTCTGTTAAGTGTACAATTAATCTCATAGTTCATTCCATTTCTTATCTTTCCAATAATAGACTTTATCGTCTACACCTAGTCCTAATACAGTAAAGTTATCCTGACCTCCAATTGTTTTCCATTCACGAATAACTATCTCAGGTTGATCTGGTATCTTCTTTCTCATGTCATTTTCCTTTAACTAAAAGTAGAACATCAACTTGGTGTTTCAGATCATTCAGTTTCTGTAGCATATCCAAGAAGTGTTCAGCATCGACTAGTGCTAGTGGCTTACTGTTATTCTGTTTTAAGATAACGAGTGGCTCTACTAGTCCATGTGTCTTTGCTTGTTCGTAATCCTTAAACACTGCGACAGCTTTACGATTCTTGCACTCAATCGTGTAGCTAACCAGCGACCTAGCGAGAGGACTAAGTTGCACATCTTCTCCACCCGCACCCATGCTTGTTGACCTGCAATCATCGGGACTCAGCACTGGAAAGCGCAGTAGTATCTGATCCCGTACCCACTGCTGTAACTTTCTTCCTTTTGCTTTTGCTGACTGGGGCTTCAACTTTAATTACCTTTCTAGATTTAATCCATGCTTTAGGAATATGCATCCTAGCATTGGTAAATGTACCCGACACAGTAGAAGCAATACAGATGGCATCTTTGTTTTCTGAAACAATATACCCTGCTGTAGTTACTTCATGAATGTCAGGCTTCTCGTGTTCTTCCC